AGAAGATCACCTTGTGAGCCTTGCTTTGGTGGCCCCCATATAAGCACTTCTGTGCCGTATGTCAGTTTAGTAATCCATTCTTGATTAAAGCAGTTGCAAACGACTGTTTCCCCTGCGTGCTCATGCGGAGCTTTAACTTCAAGAATTACAAGGTCTGATCGTTTTCCAGCAGGTCGTTTGTAAAAGCAAACGATTTTTTCTTTAGCCATGATGAAGATGAAGATGAAGGTGAGTGTGAATTGATGTCGGGGTATTGATCAGTCATAAAAGGCACCACCTAATTACGACTGCCCTGCTTTTCCCATGGGTGTGGGTGTTGTATAGCTTTCAGCCGCAACCTTTAAACGGCATCAGGCACCCCGACAGTAATTAGTCTTCGTCGTCTTTTAAACGAACAGTGACTGTGCAGCCGCTCTCAGTAGCAATTTGCTTGAGGCTGGCAAGTTCGTCATTGTCGTAGGCCCAATCCTCCCAAATGTGCTCAGAGCCTTTGTAGGCGTTGACGGTGTAGTGGGGTTCAACAGGCGCGAGCTTGAGCAGATTGTTTGCATCTAGCTGGTCCTGATGGCGCTCAAAAGATTCAAACAAGTTGAGCATCGTGTGGTGATAATCAAGCATGGTGTAAAAGCGAGAGAAAAGAAAGCCCTGAAGACAGGGCTGATGTAATCAGTCCCAGGTGTTGTGGTACTGAGGGCGGCCATCCCAGATGCGGAAATACTTGATGCTGTCAGAAATGCCTTCAACGTTGTCCCAGTGCTGGATGCGCTTGCGGAAGATGTTGCAATCTGGAGCTTGTACAGACGTGTCTGGGATTGCTTTGCCTTCGCCTTGACCGTCATCGCCAGTAACGATGCGACCGATAGGACGAAGCCAAACACTGGCCTTGGTCATGCGAGCAACGACGTAGAACTCAACGATCGTCATGTCGTAGCCAAAGCTAGAACAGATGACTTGATCAAGTTCAAGCTTGCTGGTTTGAAGGGTTAGCTGGTCTGCTGTAATAGTCATTAGAAACTTTGGTATAGAAGTAAACAAAAAGTTTTTTTAGAGGCAGCAAAAATTAATTAAAGTGATTTAGTAAAATTAACTTTTGCTTCCCAAGCAGCAGTACATAAAGATTCAACAGCGTGTCGCTCTGCAGCGGAAGCATTGCTTTTTAAGCATTCGTAATAACGGTTGCTAACTGCTTTGTGAGCAGCGTGAAGCTTGCGCAGCTTGTTTATTTGATTGTTGGTCATTTGTTTTGGTGCAAGGGGTGGGAATCTCTCCCATGCCTAAATCATACCATGGGTATACCCCGTTGACCATATCAACGGCGTTTTGCATTTAAGGAACAGATGACAGTACAGACAATCTTTTCTACATCTCGGCTGTTGACGTTGTAGAGACGGTTTACCGCAGCTACCGCGGCATCGATTGAATCCCGACCTTTCGAGTAATGCACTGGCTTGATCTCTGGAATTGGTGCGGGTTGATTTGCTTCGCTTAAAACACGAGCGCGTAGCAGTTCTTGACGCGGGATACCGCGCTGTAAAGCTTGAGCGTTCAAGGCATCGCGTTCTTCTTCAGTCAAACGGACATCAACCCGGACTGGGTACGTGCGGTTGCAATCAGGCATTAGAAATCAAACGAATCAGTTGGTTGAGCCTCGACAGGCTCAGGTTGACAAGGGCGAACATCTAGCTCCCAGCGCAGGTTGCTAATGGTCACCATCGGACTGCCGATCTTTTCGACTGAAATTTTGTCGGGGTCAGTTCCGTCGCGAACAATAAACCCATTAGCCCATTCGTCACCCCTGCGAATTTCTACTTTGGTCTTTGGATTTATTGAATTAGAGGGTAGTACGTTTGTGCCATCCTGGGAGTTAGATTTATTGGATTTAATGGATTCAATTGATAAAGATCCATTAGATCGGTTAGATCCCGGTTCTGAGCCTCCCAGACACCATTCCATTGCAGCAGGGCTTGCCATCCAATAAATCCGTGGCCTTGACCCTGTTTCTTCGGCTCGAACAGGAATCGATAACCCTTTTGCTTTTAATGCTCGTAGCTCTCGCGAAGCGTGCCCTTTTTGTTTGTCTAGCTCTGTAGCAAGCTCTTCAACAGAAACATCAGCATTTAGCCCTGTGCGCAAAGTCAGGTAATCAAAGACTGATGCGCGAACGCCGCCTAGCTCCATGATGCGCTGCCCAGCCCTTTCAACTTTCTGTGCTTCTTCCAGTCCATCTAAATAAGTCCAGCCGCCTTCAGGCATGTACTGCCCCATCACACCACCTGACTCATTGCCGCCTCGACCTTTGCCAGCAAATCCCACGCGCTTGTCAATACGGGCTAAACCGTCTTCTTCTTGTGCAACCCAACGCATCAAAACGCCCCAGCTAAACACTGAGCTAATAGAGCTGCTGCCTCGGCATTCTGTGATCCAGTCCCACGTTGTCGGACGTTTTACGGAGTGATGGATAACAACCAATGTGGCCCCAGTCTTGCGTAACTGGCTGATCGCATTACGGATCGGTTGCGCGTAGCGCGAAGTGTTTTCTTCAATACCTGTCGGTTCCATCATCGAACTCAATGAGTCGATGATTACTAGCGGGAATTGATGCTTTTCAATCTCTTCACGCATCCGACGAATACCGTCTTTCGTGAAGTTGTACTGCTCGCCAGTTTCCATGCTGCAGAAAAAATCAACTGAATCAGCTTTCAACGTCTGATCTTCTGCAACCAAGTTTTCACGGCGTAATAGATGAAGCCAATCACCTTCGCTTTGGTCTGTGCCAAATACAAGAACAGGCATCCGTTCGCTAGGCGTTGATAAATCACGCCCTAAGAACTGCGGCAGACGATCGCGTAACGCTGCAATTAGTCCGGTAGAAAACGATGACTTGCCAACTTTTGGCTGGCCGATAATGACGTTCGACTCGCCAAGCTTAACCATGCCGTCAAGCAAGAATACAGATTCGGTGGCTTGTAACTGTTGGCCAGCCCTGTAAACGTTGCCTCTCTGTAGCCGACGTTCAGCAGCATCAAGATATGCCTTGAGTTCCGTATCTTTTGCGTCGTCGTGGACGCTGAGATCGAAAGCCTTGTTTCGCATTAGGGGCATCCAATCCCGTTCCCTTTCGGTTTGGATCAATGTTTCCGCGTGTAGGGCTAGGGCTGTTAACGCTTGTTGAAGTGGTGGTGTGCTGCTTAAGGGTTTTTCTGTAGAAGGCATCAGAGGCCAGTGATGGTGAAAAGTAGTCGTCGTCGGTGTAAACGCCAAGGCGTCTCAGTTCGCGAAATGATGTCAGCTCTTCGCTTGACTCATAAGGGTGTTTTAAGTCCCACGCGTCTAACGCAGCGTCTGAGCGTTGCCGTTGCATTGCGCTGTACTTGCCGCACATCGCTTCTTCTTCGTCGTATTCAGACAAAAGCGAATACGGCACCCATTGCAAAAGGTCAAAAGCTCGCTCTTCTGCATTGAGATCAGTCACGGGCTAAAGGCTCAGGCTCTGATGCAATTGCTTTTTGAAGCAGCAAATTGACCCAGCCAACGCGTGTCACGCCTATTGGTTTCTTGCGATCAACCTCAGAAATGACTCTGGGGTCAACCCGCACGTAGCTGCTTGTTACTGGTTCAAGTTCTTCAGGCATTGGCCTATGATCGGTTTGCCATTAGATTATGGCCCTTATGCCATTGGAATGGAACCCCTTGATGCTAAAACCGATAGCAGAACTGGAATTTTACAAAAAGCAGCACCGGTACAGGCTGCGCAATCAGTGGCTAGCACACAACGTTTCTGATGTACTGGCTTTTGATATGACGCCATTTAAGCAAGCAATGATTGACAAGTACAAAGACGGGCCAGATGGGTGGGCAATTCGGGGTGAAACCATCCATGATTGGCTTGATCAGCATCTGAAAGGTAAAGAGCCTTCTGTGCCAGAAAAATGGGCACCGTGGATAGACGCTTTGTTAGATCAGCAGTTTTTTGACGGGGCTGAAGTGCTTGCTACTGAGTACCGCGTTGTTGATCCTGGCAGAAGTTGTGCCGGCAGTTTTGATTTTCTACTTAAAAAAGACGGTCACATTCAAATTGGTGATTTAAAAACAGTTTCATCAAAAAAAGCGGTCGCTACAAGGAAACCAGCTACAGCGCAGCTTGGAGCGTATGCCTCAATGCTAAGCAGGCAGGGCATTTACCCTGACATTGGCGTGACACTAGTCGTAGGCCCTGAAAAAGTTAAGCTGATTGAGCAAAGCGTTGGGACTTGCCTTGAAGCCTGGGAAGAGGCTTGGGGCAAATTTCAAGCAACACAACCAGACTTTTGAGCAGGCAAATACGAATGAAGTGTCCCAAGTGTGGATCGTTTCGAGTCCACGTAGTAACCACGAAGCGAACGGTGGAAGGCCCCTTTGAAACAGTGCGACGCCGCCATTGCAATAGCTGCGATTACAGGTGGTACACCGCGCAACAGCCAGAGGTAAACATTGGCCCATGTATATCTTGGGCAGGCACTGGCGATCAAGTGAGAGTGACCTTGTAAGGAACGCAACAAAGCTATGGCAGGGTATACCCAGGTGTGATACTATTTTGCTAGAGGGCTCAGCCCTTTTCTCCCTCCTTTCAAAATGACTTCTTATCAACGGCGTAGACCGCAGACCCGCGGCTACAGTTACAACAACAAGCCTGAACAAACAAGCTTCTTAGTCTGTCTTGCCTTTGGTCTGCTTTTCTCTAGTGCAACTTTTTTAACGCTTACAAGCGTGCACAATCAAATGCAGGTTACACACTGCGAGCAAGGCTGGCAGCGTGCTTGTGAAACTCTTTAGCAGGACACAAATTGAGCGACAGCTTTACATTCACTGTTTTAGGTAAACCTGCTCCACAAGGCAGCAAGCGTCATATTGGCAAAGGCATTTTGCTTGAGTCAAGTAAACGATGTAAACCCTGGCGTCAAGATGTTCGGCACACTGCTCTTCAGTTGCTGCCTAATGGCTGGCGTGCCATGATGGACAAACCAATCATGGTCTCGATCACTTTTGTGTTCGCTAGGCCCAAAGGTCACTACCGCACAAACGGCGAACTTAAAGCAAAAGCTCCTAGGCATTGCACCGCACGCATTGGCGACACAGACAAGCTTTGTCGGAGTGTTTTAGATGCCCTTTCAGGCGCAGTGTTTTCAGACGATTCTCAAGTAATTAACTTAACTGCAGAAAAACGTTATGCAACCAGAAACGAACAACCTTCCGCAATCATCACCATCGCTGCAATTTCCTAATCTTAGCAGTGTTATTACAACTGATGACGTAAGTCAAAAAGGAACTGGCAGCTACAAGGCTGATTATGTGAATTGGTGCCGAACTATGCACCTGCTGCATGATCATGCCCCAGGCTGGCAATTTTGCCTTGCTTATTACGTTGACAACAGTCACGTCTGGAAAGCTCCTAACGGCACTGCTTATGTTGTCGGCTATTTCACTGGCCCAAATAGCGAACGAACGCCTGATTTTCCTCAGGCAATTATGGACAATCGCAACAACGCGATCGCTTACGAAAAAGTCAGCGCCCGTGATTTAACAGACAGTCATCGACGTTGCTTATGTACTGCTGCTGCAGCACAGTTTGGGCTTGCATGGCAGCTATGGGCACGGGAAGATGTAGAGAATCCACATCGTGGAGAATCAGCACCTGCTAAGCCTGAAGCAAAGATCAAAGGGATTGCCGACAAGGATCAACCGCTATCAAAGGAAGATCGCGAACAATGCCTTGGCCTTGTCAAAGAACTGACGCCTAAAAACCTTGCTCGATTTTGTACGGACTTTCGACGGGACTTTAATCTGGCCAGTGATGTTAAAGTCGCACCAGCTTTAACAGATGTTAAGCACAAAGATTGGATGAACGCTAACTTCAAAAACTATGTCTAATGAAGAAAAAACAGAACAAGCTGAAAGAGATGTACATCGCAGTCATCTCCATTTCCAATGTCGGCTGGACACTGATCTAGCCATAGCACTCCGACACTTCATGAAGTCTCGGGGTTACAACGCAAATCAAGCGTTAACCATCATCGTTTCTCAATTCTTTAAAGGCATCAAACACAATGGCTGATTTTGCTCCCGACGCATTTACACTTTGGTTCAACTGCAACCAAGACAAAAAAACTGATGGTGCTTATTGGGCTTCATCTGAAATACCTGTAGCTGAACTACGCAAGTTAGTTGAATGGGTCAAAACTGCAGAACGCACCGAAAACCAAAAAGGGGAAGAGTGCGTGAAACTTCGCGCTAATCTTCGCCCTCGCGTTAGCAAAGCCGGTAATGACTTCTTGCTAATGGCAATTTCTGATCAAAAGCCACCACAAGCAGAAGCTGATTTTTGATTAACTCAAAGGCACGGCTAACTACCGTGCCTATTCTTTTGACATGAAGCCAACCATTGAGCAAGTCGAAAAAGACGGAAAGCTTATTTGGCGCGTAGAAGCTGCTGGTGTTGTCCGGTATCACGAGCAGGATTGGCAAGCACAATGGCTTTACAGCTATCTAATGCGCCTCTATAACTGCGACGAGATCAATCCTCGGTAATTGAGTCATGGCCCCAGTCAACATGAATTGGACTACTAGGCCAGACGAGAATATACAGAAAGCAAGAAAGCGAGCATTGGACACGTTGCACGAATCCAACCCAAAGCTCACGGTGCTAGAGCAAGCTCTTAGGGCCTCTGCTTTCCGCCAGAGAGCACAGCCTCCAGCAAAGAAATCTGGCCCACTGCTTGCTTAAGGAGCTTCCCTTGGTGCCATTGCTGACGGGCCATGGCAACACATAACTGAGACAAAACATCAACGTTGTCACAGTCTTCTATAGATCTGATCGATCGCTCAAGGGTTAGTTCTTCTTCAAGGCTTGGTTTGACTACCATCCAATCGAAAGTGTTGGAGGCTGCGTTTTTCGGAGGCATAGGGCTCCTCTGTCTTGAACCGTATGTAATCACCTATAGCCGGGAACAACCAGTCCTGCACTGGTAAACAAGCCTGCCAATTCACAGGTTGAACACAGTTCATCACGACTGTTGTCCAAAACGCGCTGATATAGCCCCAGTTCATCGATCAACAAATATTGCCCAGCCGCTTGCTTCGCCTTCAATTAAAAAGCGTTGGTAGAAGGCAGGGCGCGACATCCTGATCCGCTCCCCTGATTTTGTGGTGTCATGCCCGCCACGCTCCATATCTGGCAGGCCCATTGGATCCATGGCAATAAATTCGTCTTTGTTATATCCAATAATTACGCTCCAATGCCCGCATCCCTCTGTGTCACAAACGGCTGGCTTGCCTTTAGTGAAGTCGCCTTTATGCAGCCAACCAACCAAGATCGGCCTGCCAGAATCAATTTCGATCTCAATGTCTTCAACCCTGGTATTTCTGCGAAAGTCAGCATCCAAGCCGAGTGACCTCAACGCAGCAACCTGAGCATGGACTTCTGTCGTATCACCAAACTTTCGGCGTACATGCCTATAAGCATCTTGACTTTTTACGCTGCGGTGGAACGCCACAATCATTGCAGCAGCAGCATCAAAGCATTCACGCGCTCCGTAACCAGTAGGGCTGTTTAGCTGGTTGTAGTACGGGACGCCATAAACCTCTTGAGTAATGCCGCTGGTTTTCCACGTCTGGAACCATTCCGCTTCCTCCTCCAGTAATGCCTTGTCAGCGATCGAGTCTTCCAACTCTTTGATCGCTGCCATTTGGTGCGGTGTTTCCCGGAACCATCTGAAGAACGGCAGCAAACTCAACGACACAATGCTCGACAACAAAACTACTGTGATAATGCCGGAGAACATGGCGTGTGCCTAGCTGCAAAACCGCTCATAAACATTGCGCCGCTACCAAACACGACGATCAAGACGCTGATCACAACAGCCAATACAGATGGCATGAAACTACTTCTCTACCCTTTCGGACGGAAATAGCAGGTTCTTCAAATACGTGCACGCCACATCGTCTAGCTCGTTATCAGTCTGCTCACTGATCTTGACCAGGCAGTCAAGTAGTAGCTGTTTTACGGCCTTTGATTTGATGAATCCAAAGAGAATTGGCTTTAGTAGTAAAACCATGAGATCACTGTGTGTGCAAAAAGTCTAATTCCTATTTGCGTGTCCTTCCAGTCGTGCAACATCCTGTTCCAGCGTTGATATACGAGCAAATAACTCCTGATCTCGAACCCTCAGATCAGCGTGGAGCACATCCATCCGATTGGCTAAATTATCGACAGCCGAGGTCAAACGCACCAGGGAATCACGTCCATGCTGGTTTTCGCGGTTAGCTCCTTTGATGCCTGAGGCCGCGACCCCAATTCCAGCACCCGCCATTGCTGCCCAAATTTCAACCACCATTCGACCAATAGCGTTGCTTCATCATGGCAGAAGAACAGATTAAGCAAGAGTCAGAGCAAGAACCAGAATCAACGCCGTTGGCGGATTTTGTAAAACTTGCTGTTCTTACATGGTCGATCGTGATGCTTTCCCTTAATTATCTGGGCTACGTCAAAGCGATGGATCCAACCTTTCCTGCTTCGTTGCTTACTGGAACGATGACCTCCTTCGGCGTCAACATCAAACGCGCCAATGGCAAGAAAAAAGAAGACCCTACAATTAAGCCAGAAACCACTACGTCCAGGCCAAAATGAGACGTTTTCTCTTTGTATCCTGCCTAACATTCTTTGCGGTAAGTCCTGCTTCAGCAGACATTACCGTCAAGCATCAATCATCAATTCAGCTATCTGTTGATGGAGCAGCATCCCAAGCGACCCGCCTTGGGTCCAGCTATAGCGTTTCTGGCTCTGGCATCACTTTGGACACTGCTGGTGGTCTCGGCACCCTCTCTTCCGGTACTGGTGTTGGTTACACTCCTGCCGATTACAGCCTTACTAATGATGGGGCTAGCTTTAATTATTCAGAAGCATATTTCGAAGGAGACGACATCCAAGCAGCCACCACAGTGACAAATGGCGTTGTACCTAGCTTGCCGTCTCTTGGCAGCACATTGACTCAATCGGGCGGTGTAGCTGGTGATTTAGACGGAACGATTACAGGCGGTGGAGTTATGACAATTGAAGCTGGTGGGGCTGGCACCAGTGCAACAGGTCAAGTGATCCTTAGTATTACTGCAAACTGATGCGCTGGTTCTTGCTGCTAATGCTTTGCGCTACAGCAGCAAACGCATACCCTGTGGTGCCAAACTTCAAGCAGGGAACCCTCACGTCCCACACAGAAACCACAAGCAAGGTCACTGAAACAATCGTCAGCGAAGACTTTGCTACTGGTTATGAATATTCGACTAGCGGCAACAACATCCAACCTGATGGCCCGATCAACCCTATTGCTAACACCACGATTAACGGATGGACTTCTTTAGGACAAGGGCCAAACTGGTCAATCGTCAATCAAGGACAGCCGTTTCAGTTCGTTCAGACTCTTCATGGGCCAGGATTAAGCAATCGGACAACCGTGCAACGTTTGACCGAGGTTACAAGCGTCACGGATACAGTCTCTACCTTCTCGGAATAATCCTTTGCGCTCCTGTTAACGCAAACGATATTGGCGGCATATCTGCAACCGCATCTCCAACTGCCACATCATCTGGGTCGGTAAGTAACCAGGCTGTGCAGATATTGCAAGGTTCTGCCATCACTAACAGTTACGGCGGACAGATTCAATGCCAAGGTCCAACTCTGACTGTCACGCCTTACTTAAATCGGACCAAATCATGGGGGCTGCCATACCAGTATTCGTATCAAGATCCTGTGTACGATCTCAGTGACCTAGACGAAGACGGCAGATTAGATAATCCAGGGGATGTTCTGTTCTTTAAAGACACAAGAACAGGGCAAAAAGATAACCACAACTGGAACGTTGGTCTATCAGTACAAGCCACAATCCCACTTGACGGTGGATTACAAGAACGCTGTAAAGCCGCAGTCGATACGCAGCTTCAATTACAACAACAAGTCTTAGCCAATCGAAGATTGGACTTTGAGGTCTCGCGGCTGAAACACTGTGGGGAGCTGATGCTTAAAGGGATTCGTTTTGCGCCTAGGTCGCCTTATGCAAAAGTCTGCGCTGACGTAAGGATTAACTATCCAACGCCCCATACACATCCTATTTCCGTAGTGCCCGCTGCAGCTTCCTCCTCTGCCAATCAGACTCAACCTTGACCTGACGGCCCAAGGCTTTTTGGATCTTGACCATTACCTTTTTGACAATAGGCTTGATCAGCTTCAGCAGGAATGGTGTCGCCAAAGCTGCTGACACACCAATCACAGACGACGCCGCAACTGTTGTTGCCTGCGGGATTGTTGGAATAGCTTCTACAACCTGCTGAATCAACGGTTTTACTTCTTCAACTTCAACTGGTGCAGGGGGTTTAGGCTCAATCCTTGGAATTTTTACTTTCGGCGTTGGTGGTGGCTCTGGTGGTTTTGACTTTGGCGGTGTAATTTTTCCCGGTTGGACTTCTGGCTCAAAATCCAAAGGACTAAAAGCAGGCAGGTTGATTACCGGCACACCAATCTCAAGCGTTACCGGTGGGACATCAGGAACCGATGGTGAAGCGTTTAACCAAGCGCGAACTTCTGGCACAATGACATCGTTCACATTGATCTCTGAAATCTCAGGCATGAAGTCAGAGCGGTTTGTAGCAGGTCAACTATGGATCGAGCGTAAGAAGAACCGAGAAGGACCGCCTATTAGCTACATCGTGATGAAAGGTTTCAGCTCAATGGGTTTTACCGACCAAAAGCAAGTTTTAAAATTCATCCGTTGGCCAAAAGGCACTCCTACAGGGGACTCTGTACGCGAATGGTTGGCAAACTTTGATGATGAGCCGGAATTGCATGCAGCAAACCTGGACATGGATCGGATATCAAAAGAAGGCTTTGGGCCTGAAGCTCATGACGACGATCCAACCGCCAACACTAAAATGGTGACTTGATGCTACCCGGTACTGCTGGTCCAGTGCTTGTCGGCAGTTCAGGCATTACGTCATCGATCTTGCCTGGCACCATGTCAGCCATAACTTTGGTCAGTTCAGTCTGAAGCTCACCCATGTAGTGCTTGGTGATTGATGGGATGCGCGTGTAAAGCATCACCGATCCAGCAACCATGCCTGCTGACAAGACAAAACCTGCAACTGACAAGACGTTAAAAACTTTTTGCATGATCAGATGTGCAAAGAAAAGCCCCTTCCCTGGTGTGAGGACAGGAAAGGGGTAAGGCGTCTCCCTATTGGAGACTAACTCAGAGATCGAAGGATTTGCCAACTTTAAGGTTGAAGCTGGTGTCGGAGTCGATGCTGGCAAAGCTCAGCTCGCTGTAACCCGCACCAAAGTTGTAGCCCGCCTTGCC